TAAAAGCTGAGAAGCAAGAGGCGATTGACAAGGCTAAGGCAGAAGCAGTTGAACTTGAGCAAAGGGCAATTGATGAAGCAAAAGCTAAAGGTGAGCTAGAAAAAGCGCTTGAATTAGAAAAGGCACAGCATGAACGAAAGCTTAGCGATTATGCAGAGCAATTAAATTCACGCAACCAGCTAATTCTATCTTCAAAAACTGGCGAAGCTGTTAAAGATATTACTAGCAAGTTTGTAAAGCAAGATTCACTATCAACGCTAATGGCTAAAAATATGGTGAGCCACAACTTTGATGAAAGCGGCAACGTTGTCGCTGAGTACAAAGACACACAAGGAAATGTTATTGGTAATAATATTGATGACTGGCTAGGATGGGCGCAAAAAGATCCTGATATGAAAAACCATCTTGCAGGCTCTAAAGCGTCAGGTGTGGATCCAAACTCATTTAAACCTATGAATGGTGAAGCGCAAGAACGATTTAACAAACAGTCGCGTATTGACGACATTAATAAACGATTAGGAGCAGGCTAATATGGCTTTATCTAATATGCAGGTCTATAACAATGAGATTATTGGCCTTACAATTGAACTTCTTGGTCAAGCTACAAATAAGTTTAACCAAGCATCAGGCGGCACTATTATCTTATCTACCGACGGTTTTCGCGGTGATTACGATAAAGAGTCATTTTTTCAGCAATTAGCAGGCGCACAGCGTCGCGTTAATCGTTATGGTACAAACAACGCTCAAGCATCAACAGCGCTAAATCAAGGTGAAGTTGCAGGTGTTAAGGTTGCTGGTGGTTTTGGTCCTGTATTATTTGAGCCGTCGCAGATGACTTGGCTGCAACGTAATCCAGGTGAAGCTATCACAGCAATTGCGGAAGGTTTTGCTGATGCTTTACTGGCTGATCAACTAAATACAGCGGTAGGTGCTGGTGTGGCAGCTATCGAGAATCAAGCGGCATTGGTTAATGATGTGTCAGGTTTAACTTCTGGAGCTGGCGCATTAACTCAAACCGTATTAAACGGCTCACACGCTAAGTTTGGTGATATGTCATCAATGTTAACTGCTGACGTAATGACTGGCGCGGCATACCATAAGCTGCTAGAGAAAGGCTTGGAAAATGGCGAGCGATTGTTCCAGTCTAGCAATGTTCGAGTGCAATCTATTCTTGGCAAGATTTTTGTAGTTTCCGACATTCCGTCGCTTTACGTTGCTGGTACACCTAACAAGCACAAAGTATTATCGCTTGTTAACCGAGGTATTGTCGTTGATAACACTTCTGACGTTGTTTCTAACCTTGAAACCACCAACGGTAAAGAGCGCATTGAAACAACATGGCAAGCTGACTACACATTTGGCCTTAAAGTTAAAGGCTTTGCATGGGATGCTACAAACGGTGGTAAATCACCAGATGATGCAACCCTATTCACTGGCACAAATTGGGATAAAGCAGTTGCAGAAGATAAGCACTTGGCTGGTACGCTAGCAATTGCTGACGCTGACCAGTAAAGGTGATGCATGGATAAAGTAAAGTATTTACCTCATCCATGCTCTACTGAGGCTAAAAAGGAATGGAACGCAAAAGGCTATCGCGTGTTAGATGAGCGTTTCAACCCTAATTCGGTAGAGCGAGCAAAGCCAAAACGTAAAACCAAGAAAGCTGCTGAATAGCGGCTTTTTACTTATGCGGACATTAGAACATGAGTAATACAAGAAATGGGCTGTTAGCTCAAATTGTCGCCGCATCAGGTGGCGCAGTAAGAAATGAAAGCAATAGAAACATGTTGTTAGAGGATTGGCTTAATGCTGTAAGCGGCCCTGCAACTAGACAGGTGTTTAACTTTAACGGTGTTGATCAGTATATCCAGCTTACGCCTGTTGACTTATCCGAAAGCACTTTGGAGTTAACAATTGGTAGAGATACATCCTCATCAGGTGTGGAGTGCATATTCTCCGGCTTATCAGGAGATTTTAGGTCTGTATTGTTTGGGCCGCAACACCCAACAAATCCAAACAGGCTTGAGCTTATAAGTGGTGCAGGGTTTCCAGCTTTCAATATTGGCGCATTTTCTGATGTTGAAGTTTTGAATTTTCAATATATATTTTCAGCATCAAGTTGCGAGTTGTTTATCAATGGCGTTAGCGTTGGTAGTTTGCTTATTGGTTCTGATTTAACTCTTTCATACCTTGCATCGCGTGATGGTTCAAGTTCATTTTTTGATGGTCTTATTTACAACCTAAAAATCAACAACGGATCAGTCTATAACTACCCTGTCGATGATGGGTGGCCTAGCAACCCAGTAATACGCAACACGGGAAGCGGCCCTGACGCAACACTAATCAATGGCTTGGAATCAGGGTGGGAGACTATAAACGTATGAGTAAACTAATTAACCGATTTGCATTTATCCCTATGTCGGCATGGGAAACCGTAAAGGATATTTTTCCTCACTCTGTTAGTTATGGAGATTCTAAAGTGATTGGTTATGATTCGCCAAAAGCTAGCGAAGAAATGATGAAGCTCGTAAATGTTAGTGGTTTAGAGTTAATTCATCACTCTAAATCTGATGCAAAGATGATTATTGATGCTATCGAATCCGGTATTGATAAAGTTTACAACTGCAATACTGATGTAGCTCGCGAAGTTGTCGCGCATTTTTGTAAGGGGGACTTATGATTCGTAATGAATTGTTAAATCAAATAGGTATTGCATACGGGTTGGTTGATGATGAGTGTTGGCGTAACTGCGAGTTGGACGGGATTATTAAAATACTATCTAACAACACAGTCACACCAAAACAAACAATGAACGGCAAGCTTAGACAGATACTTGCTTTAATTGTATAATTAATTTGCGGTTACTTGGCAGGGCCGCAAACGAGTAGCTACTCACCTAACCACTGCCGATACTGCCAATCACTAAGGATGAACGCTCAAAGGATGAGCATTACTGCTGAGACTGTTTGACATTGGAGAAATGACAAATGTCGATTAGAAATGACTTACTTGAGCAAATCCTAGCTGGAATAAATTCAGGCGGAGGAAGCTCCAATAAAAGTGGTATAGCGGATTACAACGATACCTCAACATCAACAACCCCGGTATCGTTAACTGCTGATACCTGGGCAACCATACCAAATGATGGCGCTGGCGCATTTACAAACCTATCTTATCTCCCCAGTGGCGTTACATCACTTATGGATACATCAGTTGGCGCATTTGATTTTTCTGAGCTTGAACTTGGTGATAATTGCTTTATACGTAATGATTTCACGGTAAATCCAAATACAAATAATGCGCTACTTGAACTTAGGTATCAACTTGGAAGTGGTGCAAACATATACACATTAGAAACAATCATAGGTAGACTAGATAGCGGTAGCGGTCAACCTTATCGATTTTCACTTAGTCCCGATATGATTTATATGGGTGATTTGAATACAAAAGACAACCCTATTATTTTACAGTTAAAACTTTCAACAAATGGTAGTGTCGTTAACGCAGGTAGCTCTATAGGAGTGGTAAAAAGATGATTAAGTTATTTAGAGATGATGCTGCTAAAAGCATTTTTATTGAAGATAACAATGGCGCTCAGTTCCCAAACTCACTTCAAGCTATAAAAAATACAGATAATTCTATATCTATTATAGATTTAGCAAGGTCAATTGAAATTGTAAGTTCGGAGAATTTTTCTGAGTTTGTTGATGAGAACTTGGTTCAGTATGGTGGCGATGCAGATTCCACTGTTAACGCTTTAAACGCAGAATTTTCTGCGGATGGAACATCAACAAACAATACACCGGTTATAACTAGTAACTTAGGTGTATCATTAACACAAGGCGAGACACTTAACTATGAACTTACTGCTGATTATGGTGTTGGTTACGAGTGGAATTTGTCTAATGTTGCAGGCGTAACAACTGTTGATGGTAATCCTAGAAAGCTAATCGGTGGCAGTTCTTTAGCAGAGGGAACATACAACATCCCCGTTAAAGCCATTAACTACAACGGCGAAGATAATGAAACGATTGTACTGACAGTAAGTACGCCGCCATTTGCTAACACTAAAAGTGTGCAATTTAATAATAGTGATTACTTGGGGGCTAATGCAGCGTTACTTGAATCAACACTAGGCAGAAGCGGTAACGGCAGCGGAAGCGGGGACGCGTGGACGATAGCTTTTTGGTTTAAGCCTACTACTAATTCAACAGGTCAAACCGTATTCTATTTCGGTGATAATGACGTGACAAATGCCGGGCATATTAACGTCAGATTCTTAGGTGCTAACGATAGTCTAAGATTTCAATACGGCAGCAACAATAACTATGTACGCTTTCAATCAGCAAATAACAGTCTAACGCCGAATCAATGGCACCACATAGTAATAAGCTATGACGGTGGCACAACTGGCGCATTCAGTTCGGATGTGGCAGATTATTACTCTCGATTCAAAATGTTTATTGATGAGTCTAATGTAATAAACGCGGGTTCATGGTCGCATAATAACTTTGGTTATACTGGCGGCATTGATGCGGATAACTTGCGAGTGGGAAGGTACGCAAGCGGAAACCACTTGAAAGATAATTCAAAAATAGACGAACTTGCAGTTTGGGGCAGTGACCAAAGTGCAAACGTTAGTGATATTTATAACGGTGGCACACCTTTTGATTTAGCAACATTAACAGATAAGCCGAAACACTGGTGGCGCATGGGGGATGGGGATACATATCCGTTCTTGCAGGATAACGGGACAGAGGCCAGCTGTATATTTCAAATGTACAACATGACTGCCGCTGATATAGTAAGCGACACACCATAAAGTTAATTATGCCAAGCTATCCAAAGCGCGGCAGCCGTATGAAAACCAGCAAGCAAAAAAGCAAAGCTGTCATGAATACAGTAAAGCGCAAAAATAAAAAGAGTAAGAAGTAAAAAAGGCGCTTTATGCGCCTTTTGTTATTAAAAATACAAATGTAAACATAGTAATAAGCATCCCGATACAGCAAAGCGTTAAAATAAATATTTCAACTTTGTACAAGCATTTAATTTCGAAAACCCACTTACCAAAATAATAAATAAGGAATTGTCACCAATAAAAACCCAAATGCACAACAGCCAAGGTAAAATAAAAAAATCTCAATTTTATTCAATGGCTTTAAATCATCAAGTTCATACTTTTCTAATTTATCAGGATTGCTCATTGCTTTAATTCCTTAAATATTAAATACTTATCCTTACTAACTCGCTCGCCATTAATGCGATAAGTAACCTGCTTAGGTTTTGCGTTATTACGCGCCGCGATATTCCAAATATAATCACTCCGCACTTGTTCATTACCACCGAAATTAATCATAAATCCTCCAGTTCATTTACGCAAAATTCTTTTTTCAACACAGTCTCAACGCTATCTAAGCAATTTGCTTTTGCCTGCAATATTTGAATTTGCTTTTCATCACAACTTAATCCACATTGATTATTTATATATCTTATATTTGCGTTTCGCTCTGCGAATAACCGCTTAATATAATATCTTGTGCCAACACACAGCATAATCAAGCAACCCAGCTTAATATTAAATCAAAAACATACGGCCCCGCCAAAACATAACCGACCACAAAACCAACCATCAAGCACAACATAACATAAGTTGCGTATTTAAAAATAAAATCAATCAACTTCATCAGACTTCCCATTGCTTTCAAATCCTTCAAAGTGTTTCATTTTACCTTCAAAGCCAGTTTGATAACCTTCTGCTTCCGCTCGCTTTGTAGCGTGATACGCTATTAAGTAATAACGTTCATCTAAATCTAAATCACTCATAAATCACCTGTCTAATTTTTTATCAATTTCATTAATTCTGTCGAAGCTATCAGCTTTAACCTCACTATAAAGAGAATTTAAATCATCATTAGAAATAAACCCTCTATCAAAAAGCTCTTGCAGCAAACTTAGTTTTGCTTGACATTTAATCTTTTCCATTGAATGCGCCATTGATTTAGCTATAAACTTAAAGTTGTTCATAATATTTACTCATAGATAAAAAGTTAAACCAGTTGCGTGTGGCGCGTCTATCTCTATATGTCATAAATCACCTCGTTTGTTTTTTATCACTATAGACACGTATAAATAATTTATCTAACGAATTAAATAGCACAAACTCAAAAAATAGATAGTTAAAATCGATTAGATATTTTTACAAGCTTGCGAAATAATAGATTAAACAATTTAGAGAGGTGATTTATGGGTGATGTTGGTGATGATTTCAGAGCTTTAAAAGAGTTCAGAAAGGCAATAAAAAAAGTCAACTTGCTAGAGGCTGATGATTCAATGTGGAGAAAGCACACGGATTATCATTGGTTTAACTATCTTGATAACGGTGACAAGGTTGAATATTGGCCGTCAACTGGAAAGATGAGAATAAAGGAAAGGATATTCCATATCAAAAGCAATAAAGGTAAGAAAGTTTTGAGTGAGCTAAATGCACAAATTCAAAAATAAACACACAGACGAAATAATAACAACGCCATACTTGGCAGAAGCGGAAGAATACCGCAGCAATGATAATTATATAGAGGTGAATATGAGTAAACCAGTATACACAAAAGAAATGCACGAGCGCGGTGAATTGCCGCCAGTTGGTAGTATTGTTAAAACAGCTAATGTTGATAAAGTAACAGGACGGGGGTTTAACCCAGACACTCATTGTGTAATTGATTTATGGGGTAGCGATTGCGAGTGTGAGGTTCTGTGCCATACAGATATTTGCGGTACAACTTTGCCAGTTGTAAAGCACAAAGCGTCGGTAAGCTCTATTGCTCTTGAATACATCAAGCCAATCCCAACAATTGAAGATGAGTTGGTAAAACTTATTGATAGTCGAGGGTGGTACGGTAAAGAGCTTGCTAATGCTCTTGTTGATAAATACAACATAACACCAAAAGAAAGCTAAATTTCAAACAATCAAAAAGTAATGTATAATCAAAGCTAGTATCAACCGACTGGCTTTTTTTATGCCTTTAATAATCGAAGATGGAACACAAGTACCAAGCGCAAACAGTTACGTATCAATCGCTGATGCACGTGTTTTCGCTACGTTTTTTGATTTAGAACTAAGCGCTGATGATGCGGTTGTTGAGCAAAATCTAATTGTCGCTTACAACTGGCTGAATACGCTTGAGTCAGAATTTCAAGGCGTAAGACTTAGTGACCAAGACACCAGCACAACGCAAACTGGCGTTTATCCTCGCTCGCCTGTTTATCTGCGCGGTAATCTAATTGGTAAAAACACAATCCCCGATGAGTTAATTTACTCTCAAGTTGTGGCAAGTGCTGCTAATGCAGATGGTTCGATATTAATGCCGTCAGTACCAAGCACAAGCGGAGCGATTAAAAAAGAACAGTTAGAAGGTGTTGGCACAATTGAATATTTCGACGGCTCAAGCTCAAGCGGTGATAGCGCTAAGTTAGAGTTTGCTAAATCTTTACTTGAACCTCTACTTAAGTCTGCGCTTGGTATTACTGGCAGCGGCTTAACTCTTGTTAAAGGATATTCATAATGGGTGTCGGCTTTAAATTTGGTAAAGACCTATCAGAAAAGTTATTTAGTACTTTCAAAGATGCGCAGCGCGACATTCAAATAGTGCAATCTACTGGATTTGACCCAATCAATGAAATAGAAGCAAGCTTAACTTTTACTGGCAAATGTATTCGCACCAAGTTTGACGGCTCAAGTTTTGAGAATCAAAATATACTAGATGCTGAATTTGCATTAAAAGTAAAAGCTAGCGAAGTAAAAGACGATGTTGGCGGTAATTATTTCGAGGTCAGACAGGATAATTGCACATGCAAAGTTCAGGACATTGATCCAGATACATTTGCAGATTTAGGCCTTGTATCTTGTGAGATATTGGCAGTTATGAAAGATGGCGTTGACGCTGTTTATACTATTGTTGCTAAGAGGTCATAATGGCTAACGTAAGGCTAACCAACAAACTAAGAGATACATTAAGTCACGAAGAGAGGTTTGATATATTTCAAGAGCTTGATCAGTTTGTCGGTGAAAGCGTGCAATCTGTTGCGCTTAATTTTTTGCGTATAGTTACATTTATAAGCCCTGTTGACTCAGGAAGATTTCGCGCAAATTGGACGGTGGGAATTAACACCTCTGACGATAATCAATATCAAAATAGAAAAAATGCAAGCTCAAACTTAGCGCGGCAGAACAGAAAAATAAACGCTATAGAGCCAACATCAAGCACTGTTATTTATATTAGTAACAACCTACCTTACGCAAGGCGGTTAAATAATGGATGGTCTAAACAAGCGCCTAGATTCTTTGTTGAACAAGCGGCGCGCAGAGCTGGGATAAACATTAAAGATGGCATCTTATGATCGCGGCGATGCTGTAAAAGCATTGCAAACAAGACTATATAACAACTTGCCAACAGGTTTTACATCTGATGATGTTAAGTGGCTTAACTCTAATTTTAAAACACCGAACAGCAAGCCGTGGATTAGAGAAAGCACAGCGCTACTTACCACAACGCAAGATCCTTGCAAGTGGAAGCGTGATGAAATGTTTTATACGCTTGATTTGTTTTACCCTACAGGCTCTTTTATAAATGCAATGTATGACGCAGCAAAAGAGCTTAGACAGCTATTTGAAAACCAAGTTTTCGATAATGTAAAATGCTTAAACGTAGAAATTGAAGATATTGGCGAGGAATCGCAATGGTATCAAATACAATTAAATATAAACTTTTATTATGAGGGGCTATAAATGGCTAACGATAATATTGGAGCTTTAGATCAAAAATTATTTATTGCTCCGCAATCAGCAAAAGACGACATTACAACTCCGGCTTTTGATTTCTTTTGGCGCTCAAATGGAGCTGTTGCAGAAACCGTAAACTACACGCAATCATCAATGCTTGATCCAGAGGGGCAGGCACCAGAATCGGTTAAAACATCAATTGAGCGCCAAATGGAAGCTGAACGCGACTATGCTGATTACTCATTCAACATGTTTAAAAAGGCGATTCATGGCGTTGAAACTTTAACAGATGTTACAGGTGCTGATATTCAAGCAACTTTAAGCGGTTTTGATTCCGGCTCCTCAAATGCATTCGCTGATTTGATTGTTGGCGATCACTTTTGGGTAAGTGGATTTGCTAATAACGATATTAACGGCATGTATATTATCGCAACAAAAACAGATGATAACACGGTTACGACAAATCAAGCGCCATCGGCAACCGAGGCGGCAGGAGCATCTGTAACTGTATTTAGTCGCAAGGTGACAAGTGGGTTGACTCGCTATTATGATATGTTGCAGGAGCGCTTACCTTATGACTCTGGCAACGGTGACATTGGTTATCAGACTTATTACAACGGGCTTATCAGCGCTGCGAGCTTAACAATTCCAGAGGCGGACATTATCACTACATCTGGCACATGGTTAATTGGTAATAAGCTAGACAGTAAAGACGCTGTTGCAGGTCAAACTGATAACGCATCGGTTCGCAGTGATTCTTACAGCTCTGATAACATCTATGATTTCTGGATTAATGACGAATCCAAAAAATGCTACATTCGCAGTGGCGAACTTTCTATTGATAACCAGTATGAAACATCAGACGCCGCAGGGTGTATCGGGCGCGAGTTCGGTAAAGGTTCAATCAGTGTTACCTTTAGCGGCACATCTTACACTAACTCAGTAAACCCTTATGAGTTTAAAGACTTTGCCGCAAGCTCAACAGATATTAGCTTTGCTTTTGGCTTAAAATCAAATGACGGGCTAACGGAAACCGTCTACAAAATGCCAAGATGCAAATCAAATAATGTCACAACGTCTGCGGAAGCCAACCTATTAAATACTAGCTTTGAGCTTACCGCGCAGGGCAGTAAAGCAGAATCAACAACATTGACAATTTACACTAACATTTAATTTTAAGCCCTGGGGATGCTTAGCGGCTCCCCTTTTTAGGGCTTCGAGGGCTTAACATGAATTTACGCGATTACAAAGAAGATACAGAAAAGTGGAAGGATGGCGCACCAGTAAAGTTTGGCGGTGCAGTATTTTGGCTTAGACGTTATTCAACACCAGAATCTAACAAAGTTTTAGCTGCAATAAGAAAGCGCAAAACAAATCCATACGAAACATTAGCAAAAGAAGAAATAGCAGAGCGCGAGCAGGAAGTGTTGGCAGCTTGGCTGGTTGAATTTTGCGTGACTAAATGGCGAGGTGTATTTGATGAAAACGACAATGAGTTACCATTTAATAAAAAGAATGCCGCCGAGTTGTTTTTGAACCCATCTTACTATCACTCAATTAACGAAGAGTTGATATTAAAGTCTATGGAGTTCGACAGCTTCTTATTCGATAACATAGATAAAGATATTGAAGAAATTAAAAAGCGAGTTGCTTTTGATGTTAATTATCCAACAGAAAAAGAAAAGATAGCTTACTTGAAGATGTGTCAAAGGGCAGGCGCGGATCCTGATGTTCCACTTCTAAATGATTTGCAAACTGAAATACTAAATGCTTTTTATTCTTGCGATAGAGAGCGTTCAAGTGACGAATACATCAAGCAGGAGCAAGCAAAGCAATTTACTGATACAATAGCTTTAGATGATGATATTTCATGGCGAGCAATCAAAGAGCTTGATAGCCACATTATAAAGTTGAGAGCTGAGAAACATGCCAGAAAAAACGATAAAGGTTAGAGTTGATTCGGGAAACTCTAAGCAGGAAATAAACGAGCTTAACAGCTCAATGAAAGGGCTTGGCGCTCAAGCTGATAAAGCTGGCGGCAGGCTTGGTGGCATGAGTAGAAATGCTGGTCAAGCTGGCATTCAGATCCAACAGTTTGTTGGTCAAGTGCAGGGCGGCCAGTCTGCGATGCTTGCGCTTTCACAGCAAGCCGCCGATTTAGGTATAGTTTTGGGCGCTCCGCTTGTCGGTGCAATAGTTGGTTTGACCGCTTCATTTGCTGGCTTGTTAATACCAAGCATAAACAACACCAACGAAGAAATAAAAGAAATACTGCCATCTATTGATGAGCTTGCAGAAAAAATAAACGAGTTAACAACAGCGCAAAAAGACTTTCTAAGATCAGAAATAGCAAAAAAAATAAAAGAAGAAGAAATTCAGCTAAGCACAGTTAACAACAGAATCAACGCGCTAATCCAAAGCAATAGGAACCTACTAAGGAACGAGAAGGAAAATGCAAAGCTAATTGATTCAAACACGGAAAGGCTGAGAAAGTTAAGAGCTGAAAGGGATCAGTTAATATCTAGCATAAATGATCAGAACGCTCAGATTTTAAATCTTAACGGCACAATAAAGGGCGTTAACGATGAGGATTCCAATAGAATAAACAAGCTTGTTGAGCTTAATAGCGCTCTTGACCAGCAAATAGAAACGCTTGGACTTAGTAATAAAGAGCTATTGCTGTATCGCGCCGCACAGTTAGGCGCTACCAATGAAGATATAAACGCAATCGCTAAGAAGTATGATCTAATAGAGGCTTATAACCAGCAGATAACGGCAGAAAAAACACTTCTAAGAACAAAGCAAATAGCTGAAAATTACGCCCAAAGCGTGATCGATAAGGGTAATTCTGAAAGCGATAAATTCGCGCAAGAGTTAGTTAAACTTGATGAACTTAGAGCTAAAGGTTTAATTAGTCAGCAAATATATGATGAAGCAATCGTTGCAAGCGTTACAGCTCGAACAAAGCAGATTGAAGAGCAGAATAAACGCACCCAACAACTTGAAAATAATTACAAAGATATTTTAATAAATACAGCAGTTTCAGCTCTTAATCTAACAAAGAACAACAATAGAAAAATGACTAAGGAGCAGAAGAAGCAAGCTAAGCAGAGTGTTTATATTAACACGGCTGCGGCAATAGCTAGGGCGTATGGTGAGAATAACTTCTATGTGGCATCTGCCATGGCTGTTTTTCTGGCTGCCATGCAATTAAGGCAAATAAATGCAATTGAAACAGCTAGCGGCGGTGGCGGCGGTGATGCTGGCGCACCTCAAATTGCAGCGCAACCAGCGCAACAGCAGCAGCAATCAAGCACGTTTGAAATACTTGGCTTGGATACTTTAATAGGTGAGCTTAGAGAATCAAACGGTGTAATAAGCACTGACGCGGTTGCAAATATGTTTGAATCATTTAGACAGGCTGGTCAAAATGGTGCTAACACCAGCTTGGGCGGTTAAGTGTGGGAGGAATTACACTAGTGAGTAACACAATTATTTTAAATTCTGTGCAGTCGGATGAATATCTGAGCTGCGCAAACTCTTACATGCTGTACGATAATTTAATCTATCGACAAAACGCCACCATTGAGAGCACTCAAGAGGGCAGTGAATCTGCTGGTGATTTAGCGCTTAAAGATGGCAATACGGATATTAAATGGATTAGCGATGGCTCCTCAACAGTTGAACTTGAGGTGACTTTGCCGCAAGTTGCATTTATAGACTCCATGGCGGTTGGAGGGGCTAACTTAACGCAGGCTTTAGTTAGTTGGAATTTTTACACGTGGGATGCCATAGGTAGCGCTTGGGTATTGCAAAAGCAAGGTAGCGGCAAGAAAGACAATAGCCCAATCTTTTTAGTTTTTGATGAGGTTGAAACGGCAAAGGTAAAGTTTGAGTTTGTTTGCTCAGGTGAGCTACAGATAGGCGAGCTTGGTTGCGGTAAAGCTTTGAGATTTCCAGTTAGCCCAGGTTTAGGATTTCAGCCCTCGAAGTGGCAGAATGACAACAAAGTCATTAACACAACTACTGAGGGCAACAGCCTATCAAACTCAACTGTATTAAAAAGAACGGTCACAGAAAACCCTAAGTTTAATTTACTTGATCCTGATTGGCTTGATGATAATTGGACTGATGTAATGGATAAAGCAACAGGTTTACCAGTATGGTTTGCGTGGAATCAACAAAAAGAGCCTAATAACGTTATTTATGGCCATCTAAGCACTGATGTCAAACCAGCTTATGATTCGAGCCTACTATCTAGCCTCAACCTTACAATTAAAGGTGTTAAATGAGTTACACAGATTTAGTTAACACTAATGCTCGTCAGTATGTCGAGTTCGTCGAATTAAGACTTGATATTAACGACCCTGCTTTTGATGAACAATGGTCGGCAGATCCAAACAGTTTTGGCACACCAAAAACAACAGACGACCCCGCTGCGTACACTGGGAATGATTTTAGGTTGTATCGCTACTCGCAAACTCATATAGCAAACCTACAGCACTTTGGTAGCGAGTCTGTAAAGATTGGTAACTTTTCAACACCTCGCGCAGACCCTTCCAAATCAATAGGTATGCGAGCAAACCTAAGCGTATCAATCAAAGATTTTGTTGATAATGATGCTTATTCATTAAAAGGGCCCTACGTTGACAGAGCCGTAAAAGGCAGTCACTTTTGCAAACTGTTTGCACGTAATCACATTAAAAATAAAACCGCTTACGTTTATCGCGGTTATTTAGTCAACGGCCTATATTATCCAGAAAATTTTAAACGTGAATCATACATCATTGACAGCTACCAAAACCCAAGCCGTGATGTTGTGCAATTCAATTTTGTTGATGTATTAAAGCTTTCAGACATTAAAAATAAAAAAGTACCAGAGCAAACTAATGGTGTAGTGGCTTTTGATATTGACGCTAGTGTAACAACAATAACATTTAGCCCTAGCACAGATAAGGAATACGGTGACATTGGTGCAACTGGTAGAATTGCTATTAACGATGAATTTATGGATTTTACCATTGCAACAGAAACAACGATGACTGTTACTCGTGGCGTTGGCGGAACTGCATCCGCAGAACATACGGCAGGAGATACAATTCAGCTATGTATTGTTAACGAAAATTACAACATCATTGATTGGCTTTCTGATTTAATTGAATTCTCAGACATTCCTGATTCGTACATCGATACCACCAACTGGCAAACACTAAAAAATAACGAGCTATCAAGCTACAACTTGACACGTACACTATATAAACCAGAATCAATTGAGAAATATCTCAATGAGCTGGTGCAAGTTGGCGGATTAACTGTTTGGACTGATGTTGTAAGCGAGAAAATAAAAATAGTCGCAACACCTAATTTTGATACGTCAGTTTATGAATTTGGTGATAATGACTATAAAGTTGATACCTTTAAAATCACTAGGTCAGATAAAGACCACGTAAACAGCCAGCGCATTTTGTGGGGCAAGATTGACCCGACTAAATCTGATGATTATTTGTACAAGTCGTTTCAGTCGATAAGCACCACAGTAGCACCGTTTAGCCTTGGTTACGTGTCATTTGGTAAAGAGTTTAAAACAGAGTGGTTAAACGGTCTTGACTCACTTGCCGCAGCAATAGCAAACCGAGAAGTGCAGCGCTTTGATAGACCACCTTTTGAGGTTGAGTTTGAATTGGACGCAAAGCGAGTTTATGAATTAACAAACGGCAATTACCTAGATATTGGCTCAGTGTTTAGCTACAAGTCACCACTACACTTAGAATGCGATAGATTCGGCGGTTATATCACGCGCTTTGCTCAATGCACCAGCCTTAGTCAAACTCGCGATAAACTTTGGAAAATTCGCGGATTAAGTTATCAAGCTAATATCCCGTCTAATGTAGACTTGTTTATAAATGAAGATCTCTATGATGCAGATTTGAGTGTATTGCTTCAATCAGTATCGGACTTTGCAAATAGTGTTGCTCGCGAGTACTCAGTGGTTATTTCGCAAGGTGTAACTATTTGCTCTAGTTCCGCAGGAATTAGCAATTACGCAATAAATCAAGGCACGTTTCCAAGTGGCGCAACATTAAAATTGATTAACGCTGGCGAGGTTATACCATCTGGCGGTAATGGTGGTAATGGTGGGTTGGTAATTTGGGAGGATGGAGATTTGCCAGACCCATCAATAGCTGACGGAACCGCTGGTGGCGATGGCGCTAGCGGCATATTTTTTACAACTGATGCGACAATTGACAATTTGACAGGTCTAATAGCTGGCGGCGGTGGCGGTGGTCAAGGTGGGCAGTCTATTGCTGGTTCTGCTAGTCATACTGCTGGCGGCGCTGGCGCTGGCGGCGCTGGTTGTGATATTGGCAACAGCGGAGTCCGTGGAGACTCAGAGCGAAACGCAGTAAGATTAACTGGCGGAAACGCAACACCAGCAACAAAAAGAGTTGGCGGTACTGGTGGCGCGTACAACACATTGTCAGGTAGCGCCACATCAGTAAACAACGGTCAAAATGGCGGTTCACTTGGTGAGAATGGCGGCGGATCACTTGGTGGCAGCGCTGGCTATGCAATTAACAAAAACGGATTTAGTGTTACAATAAATGGAGGTAACAACGCTGAGCAAATCAAGGGGCTTATAATTGACTAAAATATTAATTAACTCGGCAGCAATAAGAAAAAAAGATCTTGTTATTTCTGACGGTGATCTTAATGTTGTCGAGGGTTCAAAGATAACTGTAATAGATGTTGTTACTGGAAACGCTGCATTAATATATGATGAAAATGACGAGGATTTACTGCTAAGCAATCCTTTTACGTCAGATGATACAGGTCAGTTTGCGTTTTTCGTTAATCCTGGCGTTTATAAGATTAGCGCAGAGACTCAAAACGAAACCGAGCTGCTGACTGGTGAAGTTGTAATTGATGCATCTAAATCATTGGCAGTTAATCCAATAGAGCTTTATGGTGGCGGTGCTGATAAAACTGGTGATGCAAATTCAGCAGCTTTAATATCCGCCTGCGCCAAATCAAATGGTGCACCGATTTATATCGGACTAACTGGTGATAAGTATCTGTTTGATTCGACAGAGATTGCATGTACTGCGGCAAATATACAATTTCGCGATGGCGTAACTGTAGAGACAGCTAAAAGCAGCTACGGCGTGCTGTGGCTTTTTAATGCCAAAATGCTAACCATTAAGGGTGCAGCAACAATAGATTGTTTAGACCACAATGCGGTTGGCATTAGACTCTTCAATGACGGCGTTCGCGGGGGTCACAACATATTTGATGGATTCACTGTTACTAATTGCAAGCAGTACACAGCGGAATTTACTGGGCAGGCTAATGGCGTTACAGTATGGGGCGGCTTTGAAGAGTCGCGATTCACAAATGTTAAAGCTATTAATATAAGCTCAGATGGCCCAGCCACACGTGCTAATGGTGCAATCGCTCGCGGTTTGGTTGTTCGATACTGGCAGGATTCGCTGTTAATATCTAAAAATAACTTTTTTAACGGTTGCCATGTTGAAAACTTATCACCAGCTAGCGAAGCTGACGGAATATTTGTTCAAGAAAATCCGTATTTTTATGCACAGGATACTTACTTGGATGTTAGATCGTGCACGTTTGTTGACTGCTTAAAGCGGTCAGTTAAATCTCAAAATAGTCATAGCTACATAAGCGGTAACCTTACTATACGTAAAAAGCCAAGCGATTTAACTGATGACCCTGGTTCTTTTGGTACTGACTATGATTTACAATACGCAAACGCTACAGTAATCGGTAATCAGTGCATTTACTACGACTCTGATTATGTGCCACGCTCAGCGTTTACGTTATCAGCGCATCAAACACTTGAATACAACGGCGAAGTGTCAGTTGTTGACCAGCCATCTATGAGCGGTAATTTTGCTAATAATATCGTTAAAATGATTGGTAGCGGAACACCGAAACAAGACTTTACTGGTCGCGGCTTTAGGTTTATGACAATTCAAAACCGTGTTAATCCTGCTGGTGGTCGTGTTGACTTTACAACAATAAACATCACTGAAAACGAGTGTGATGTACCTTGCCAGATGTTTGCTTGGTGTTTTTTGCTAGACTCGGTTGTTGATAAACAAATTGAATCACTAAACATTAGAAACAATTACGCTCGTAGTATTTCGGATTCGATTGTAATTACTAGCGATGCTGGCGGTGGTCAATCTGACAGGACACAAATAACGGCAAATATCGAGAATTTCAACACTAAAACTCAGGACGTTATTCTTGCACATAAACAAGACACAGGAAACGATCACAACACAATAAATTACACTCACAAAGTAAACGATTACGTACTAGGTTCTTATGATTCTTTTGTAAACGGCGCAGCTCTAAACACTGAATCACCATCAATTTATCTAGTTGTACCTAAAAATACACAATTTACAGTTGAGTGCGACTTTAGCCGCAGATCTAACACTACGACTCAAGTTAAAAGTAGAGTTGTTTTAACTGCTCACTCTTCTAGCCTTGGTGGAGTTCTTGGTGTTGCGCGTCAAAATGAAATATTTGACAGGCAAGCTGGTCAATGGCAACTTGACACCGATGCAAGCAATTCGTTTGCTCTTAGCTCAGAGTTTACTGTTGTTAAACTTTACAAAGAGCCTGGTGTTACATCTGATTCCTACGGCAACTTTGCTGGTGATTACTCGGTAAGATTAAGCTGTGCCAATTACTGCCTAGCAACTAAAAAAATACTTTCTAGCGGTAGCGCTGCAACTCAATATAATCTTGATTACTACAAAGAGACAGCATCATCATTCACGGCAATTGCTGGAGCGAGACACTCTATAGTCGGATTTAACACGCAATCATCAAACACACCATTAAATCCGTTAGACGGCGACGATTACACTATCATTGACACTAGAGGTCAGTTTAATCAGTACAATCACACTGTTAACGCACAAGCAGGCGATACAGTTGAAGGTGGAGCCACTTACGTTATTGAAACTGATAATATAGAGCAAAGATTTATATATGACGCAGCTACAACAAATTGGTTTGCTGTGAAATCACAAAAACCGTCAACATACACGCCGCCAGCGCCAACACTTGTTTACGCGTTGAATAATAGCGGTTCAAGCGTATCGCCTGACGGTGTTATTTCTGGCGCTGATTTAGATCCAGTTCAAGTTGGTAATTGGATAAATGCATCAGGCGTGGTTTTAGCTAACGGTTTAGGTACAATTTGGAGTAAGCAATAATGCAAAAATACATAATTACAGCGATAAAAGGAAATGTTAACTCACCACCTCCCGAAGGTGATACGGCAGCTCAAAACGCTACTGTAACTGTAAAACTAAAAAGCACAGGTGCTTTAGCTACAATTTACAGTGATAATGGTTCAACAGTAATGAACCCGCCGTTTCAAACTGACTCAAACGGAAACTTTGAGTTTTATGCGGCAAACGGTAGATATATTGTAGAGGTTGACAGTCGAGTTTATGACGACATTTTGCTGTATGACAAGAATGATGAAATTGCAACTCAGTCAGAAGCAATTACTGGCACTGACAATGAAAAAATAATGACCCCATTGAGAGTTGGCGAATTTTGCAACGAATTTGGCATAGGCGACGGTGAGGATTACAATATGCCTACTGTTACAAATATGGATGATGTTGATCGTGGGTTTTTTAGAACTGATGGTGACAATACTTTAAACGCGCCATTCGGCTTTGCGAGTGGTTTTTTTGCTGGATACACTCAAAAATTCGGAGTTCAGGTCCTCTACTCCATACAAGGTGGCAGATGTGCTATGAGAGGTTATCCGTCAGGATCGTACTCTGATTGGGTTGATTTTTTACACCAAGGAAACCTTAACACATTTGAAAATTCAAGTGGTTCATCTATAACAAATAACGCAACAACTAGCGGCGCTAATTTAACGCCATCGAAAAGTGGGACTTGGAGAAATATCAGCGGCTCAGATCTTGCGAATGGTGAAACTGGTTTATTTATGAGGATTTACTAATGTTTAACTACAGATACAATAGAATCGGCGGAATAGATGCGGATAGAGAGCTATCCAGCGGAGAGATAGCCCCATACACGCTAAGCGATGATGAAGTAAAAGAGCTTGGCGATGTTGAAATTGCACCATATTCACCACCACCAAAAGACGAAAAAACACTAATGAACGAAGCTTTTGAGTTTAAAGGTGTTACATGCTCAGTAAGAGAGGCGGATCAAAATGGGTGGGAGGTTGTTGGTTCTAGACTTAAAACACTGCTAGATAGAGGTGAGGAGTTTAGGCCAATTCCGTTTTTTATGGAGAATGGTAATTTTGTTTTGATTGAAACTCATGAAGAATGGATTGATTTTGTTGATGCTGGATGGACTGCAAGAGAAGAAATACTAATCAACAGACTGAAGTAAAAAAAAAGGGGCTTTAGCCCCAATATTTAACGGAATTTTAAATCTTTATTTGCAATGGTCTAATTGATTCTGACAACTTAGCACCAGCAACATCACCTTGCCTTAATGCGTTTTTAAGTTTTGTTTTATCAACCTTTTGCACAACCTCTACACTTATAAATTCATCTGGTATTAAGTCTTGATCAACAACCTCAACAACTGGCGATGCTTTTTTTAATGTCATTGTAAAAAGTGGACAGCTAATTTTATCTATACCGCTTGACTCCATGTTGTAGCGCACATACTCGCGGAATGAGTCCACCTTGTTTTTAAGTGCTTTCTTTCTAGCTTGTAACTGCTTAATCATGCTATCAACTTGCTCAATGTCAGATTCGATATTTTGAGTGTATTTAATAAGTGACTCAGCTTTATCATTAAATGCAAGCTGCATTGAATCAAGATTGTCTTTAATTAGCTCAGCATCATCAGAGCTTAATAATTCGTGCATATCTGCGTTAATGTCGTGTAATTTCATTATTTAGCCTCAAGCTTTTTTAAGCACTCTTGATATTTAGACTCAAAAGCCTTGAGTGCATCATTATCACCTTTACGCTGTATCTTGCGAATGTAACCAGTGTAAACTGTTGTAAGGCTTTCTGCGTTTGGTATGAGAGCCATTGCTGCAAGTTCTTTTTCTTTCCACTCGCGCCACTCTTCACGCTGACGGATAACCTCAGCATCTTTATCATCTGCTTTCGCTAATGATTGCTCGTTTGCCTTTCCTTGAACGTAGTCTTGGTCGTCAAATTTACCCATATAAACATCGCTTGCAAAGCCTAGTTTTGAGAGTGCTTTACCTAAAGTGTTAGTTTCAACCTTCTTTGCAAAGTCAACATCAAAAAAACCCTTTGCAGTCTTTGCTTGGATTGCGTTATTGATCGGGAACTCTGAGCGTTCACCATCCAAAACATAAAAGAAAGTTGCACTGTGAGTTACAACACCAAATGACTCAAGAAGTGAATGGTCAAGCTCAGACTTACACAAACCAAAACCTTTACCGTATGGGCCAAACTTCTCAGTAGCCAACTTGATAAGGTACTGAGCATCAATATTTGTAAATCCACCACGCATATTTACTTTTTTTACAAATGCCATATCTGGCGTTTCTACACTTTTATATAAATCTAAATTACTCATAAATCACCCGTTGATTGTAAATTTAAGTTTCTTACCAAAGCAGCGAAAGATAGTATCAAGCTTAGTTAAGCTGTCACCTTCACCCTTGTAGTATTTATTTGCTGTGTGGTAGTGCATGTATAAACCTTGCTGGCGCAAAAAGTCATGGAAACCCTCAGCGGTTTGAATGTTATTCTTTTTTAATAATTGGTTAAGTTTATCTAGGTACATTATCAATCCCTCTAAAAAGTAAATTCAATTTATATCATATTATAAAGCCAGTCAACAAAATAATTATAAAAAAATATAAATAAATAAGTTGATAAAATTTATAACCTAATATAAATTAACACTCGAACATCAACTAATAGAGCAAATTAGTTTTTGTTATGTCGATTAGCCGCAGCTTACACAGTGCGGCATTTTTTAAAGGTGATTTATGAAACAAGTAACGCAAGAACAAATTGAAAGTTTAGCAAATGAAATTATATGCGATGGTGCAACTTTGATGGTTATTAAAAATAATCTTGGCGTACCGTCTACTGTATGTGAATTTATTTTAAATGACGCTATAGAGGAAACCATTCACGAAGATTATTCAACAGAAGTTTTACGCGGTGTTATGGCGCACAAAATTGATATTCGCGCATCATACGAAGCAAGTTTAATTGATTATACTGTTGAGAGAATCAATGACTGGTTAAAGCTTGGTTTTCAATTGGAGGTTAACTAATGGATTATTCAAAGTTAAGTGATTTTGAGGTTAATAAAGGGCTAACCTCATGAAGAAGAATTGCGAAAACTGCCTACACGGATTCTGGGATAGTGAGGGTGATCATGGTGAATACAGTTACTTTACTTGCGAAAAGAGAGAGGATAATGGGTATAACAACCTTGATAATAATTTGTGTAAAGAGTCTTACAGACAAAAAGCAAAGGTTTGTTGTGATTTAAAGATTAAGGCAAAGTGCAACAATTGTGGCGCTGCTGAATTATCAAATGCAAAAGTAAAAGATGATTATTTATGCTTTACTTGCTGGGTGCAAAAAGAACGCGGTAAAGCTGAAGGTAATTCAAATGATTGTTTATCTAATGATGAATGAGGATAACTAATGGACTTACACGGACTTGAACGAGGAACTTTCACAATGCTTTGCTGGTGGATTGGATTACTAACTATATTTAGCTCACTAGCAAGCTTTAACTTATACGCTGGCTATATTAGTGCGCTAGCTTACATTTGCGCAACATGGAAATGGATGGATTGATTTATGAAACTAACAATACCAAACATAGAAAACCTAAATTTATTTGAGCTGAGAGCATGTATCAGCGCATTTAACAATACAGTTAAGGCAAAGACACCGAGAGGCGGTAAAAAGCTGTTTAAGGCTGGTTTAGACTTTCCACATTGCTGCGATGTGTTAGTAAAGCGTACTAGTGATTGTGGTAATTATATAGCGGAGGTTAAGTGAATAACAAAAGAGCAAAGCAATCAGCAAGAGATGTATACTCTGATGTTTTCATGTCTGCACCAATAAATTCAAACTTATACTATTGGAGCTTTGACAGGCTTAGAAATTGCGAAAATGGATTTAATAGGCCAGAGAGCCATATGAGGTTTAAAGAGTTTTCCATGGTTTCTATAAAAACAAAAGGCGCATAACAGCGCCTTTTTACTACCCGTTCACGTTACTCATGTTTCTCAACATTAGCTCAGTCTTTGCTACTTAACGCTGTAGCGCGAGATTTAATCACCTAAACCTTAGTAACTAACTTCATTTCTGAATGTTTGCCGTTATTGGCAAATTTAATTATATA